AAGTAGTAATGTAAGAAAAGAATTAGAAATATGGCACAAGGACGCAGAAATACAAATAATAAGATAAAGCTTGACAATTTGAGAGGAATGTGATATAATGAGTAACAATAATATGAAAAATCCAATATTAGATAAAACACAAGAGCAAACAATAGTTGTGGAAGATTTACTTGTAATTATAAAGTTAATACAAGCATCAGCACAAAGAGGTTCCATTAAAGCAAATGAATTAAAAACAGTAGGTAATTTGTACGACAAAATAAATTTTATATTAAACAAATTACAAAATGAACAAGAACAATTAAAAAAAGAACAAGAGGAGACTAAAGATGGCGGACTTTCTAAAACAAATAATTAAAGATACTGGCAATGAATATGCTAGTTTGGTAAGTGAAGGTGTAGATGCAGGTGATGTAGATACATTTATAGACACAGGTTCGTATATGTTTAATGCTTTATTATCAGGTAGTATTCATGGTGGTTTACCAAGTAATAAGATTACTGCTTTGGCAGGTGAAAGTGCTACAGGTAAAACTTTCTTTGTATTAGGAATGTGTAAAAACTTTTTAGATAAAAATAAAGAAGCTAACGTAATTTACTTTGAGAGTGAAAGTGCATTAACTAAAAAATTAATTGAAGATAGAGGTATTGATAGTGAAAGAATGGCAATTATGCCTGTTACAACAGTACAAGAATTTAGACATCAAGCACTAACAGTATTAGAAAAATATAGTGAATTAGATGAAAGTAAAAGAAAACCTTTACTATTAGTTTTAGATAGTTTAGGTATGTTATCAACTACAAAAGAGGTAGAAGATACTGCTGAGGGTAAAGAAACAAGAGATATGACTAGAGCACAAATACTCAAAGCTGCATTTAGAGTTTTAACTTTAAAATTAGGTAGAGCAAAAGTGCCAATGATAATTACAAACCATACTTATGATGTAGTTGGTGCATATATGCCAATGAAAGAAATGGGTGGCGGTTCTGGTTTAAAATATGCCGCTAGTACAATTGTTTATCTTTCTAAGAAAAAAGAAAAAGAAGGTACTGAAGTGATTGGTAATATTATTCATTGTAAAACACAAAAGAGTAGATTATCAAAAGAGAATATGATGGTTGATGTTAGACTAAGATATGATACTGGTTTAGATAAGTACTATGGATTATTAGACTTAGCAGTTAAATATGGTATCTTTAAACAAGTATCAACTAGAATAGAATTACCAGATGGTTCAAAACAATATGCTAAATCAATATACAGCGAACCAGAAAAATATTTTACAAAAGAAATACTAAAACAAATTGACGAAGCTGCTGATAAAGAATATAGTTATGGTAATCAATAATAATGACAGTTAAATACTCATACATGGAAAATCCAAAGAATGACTTAACAGGATTTAAAATATCAGAAGGTCAATACAAAGATGTTGTTTACACTTACGGTAAAGTACAACCCATTGAAGATAAAGAAACAGATAATTTAAGATTAAAATTTGAATATACAATACATGAAAATCCAAATCAATCAGATACAAACTCAAATGACTTTATTAATACAATTGGTGATATATTAGCAATAGAAGTGGAGAAGGACAACAATGGTAACAGCGGAAAGAATAGAGAAGACAACTCTCAAAAATCTACTACATAACGAGGAATATACAAGAAAGGTTTTACCATTTTTAAAACCTGAGTATTTTGATGATCGTAATGAGCGTATTGTATTTTCTGAAATACAAAAATTTATTTCACAATATAATAAAAGACCAACAAAAGAAATTTTACAAATTGATATTGGCAAACGTAAAGACTTAAATGAAAAAGAATATAATTCTGTTGTAGAATTAATTTCTTCACTTAATAAAGAAGAAATAGATTTAGATTGGTTAGTCAATACAACTGAAAAGTTTTGTAAAGACCGTGCAGTACATAATGCGGTTATGGAAGGTATTCATATCTTAGATGGTAAGAATACAAAACAAACACCAGAGGCAATACCTGAAATATTAAAAGATGCATTATCTGTTTCATTTGATAAAAACGTGGGACATGATTACTTACAAGATATAGAAAAACGTTTTGATTATTACCATAAAAAAGAAAACAGAATACCATTTGATTTAGATTTCTTTAATAGAGTTACAAAAGGTGGTTTACCAAATAAAACACTTAACGTTGCTCTTGCAGGAACAGGCGTTGGTAAAACTTTGTTTATGTGTCATCAAGCAGCTGCCGCTTTAAACGATAATAAGAATGTATTGTATATCACAATGGAAATGGCAGAGGAAAGAATTGCAGAAAGAATTGATGCGAACTTATTGAATGTAAGTATGGATGATTTACATATGTTAAACAAAAAAATGTTTAATGATAAGATTGTTAATCTACAAGGAAAAACAACAGGTACAGTTATCATCAAAGAATATCCAACAGCAAGTGCAGGTGCTAATCATTTTAGAGCATTAGTCAATGAGTTGGCATTAAAGAAAAGTTTTAAACCAGATATTGTATTCGTAGATTATATTAATATTTGTGCTAGTAGTAGATTTAAAGCAGGTGCTAATGTAAACAGTTATACTTACATTAAAGCAATTGCTGAAGAATTAAGAGGATTAGCAGTAGAGTTAGATGTCCCAATTGTAACGGCAACACAAACCACAAGAACTGGTTTTGTTTCCACAGATGTAGGTTTAGAAGATACATCTGAAAGTTTTGGTTTACCAGCAACAGCAGACTTTATGTTTGCTTTAATTAGTAGTGAAGAATTAGAAAAGGCAGGTCAAATGCTTGTCAAACAATTAAAAAACAGATACAACGATCCAACTATGAATAGAAAGTTTATTGTAGGTGTTGATAGAGCGAGAATGAAATTGTTTGATATAGAACAGTCTGCTCAACAACTAATACAACCAAAACAGGAGAAGTATGTCGAACATAACCCTACAAAAGAAGAAACGCCAGAGGAAAAATACAAAAAATTCCAGGACTTTCAATACTAGAGATTATTGTTTAACAGTAAAGTCTGTCAAAAAGAAAAATGACATTGAATTTGAAGTTTGGCAACTGAATTGGAAAGGCGATAAAGAAAAAGTCAAAACGTTTGAATTTCGTAAAGACGCTAAAAAACTTGCAGATTTTCATAATAAATTTAAAGTATGGAAAGTAAATGGTGGTCTTCCTAAGTTTTTACTTGACTAAATAGTGTATATACTGTATATAACTATTATGGAGGCATTGAAAAATGTTAAGTTTTAACGGATACTCAAATTTAGCTGAAGCACGAAGTCGTGGTGAAGAAATGGAAGAATTTATCGTTGCAGCTGTTAACGGTGATAAAGAACCTAAATCTAAGTTTGGTATACCTACAGGCGCAGGTAAAAATGTTGCCAAATTTCTCAAAGCAAAAGGTATTAGAGGTAAAGGACAAGTCCTTGGTGCAGATACTATTAATGTAACACCAGAATGGTCTAGTTATTGGCCGGGTGGTTCTGTACCTGGTTCTACTAAAACACCTAAAACAGACTTCGTAATAGGTAATAACAAAATATCTTTAAAATCAGGTAGTGCCGCTCAGTTAATGAGTGGTGGTCGTAATGAAAGTATTGCAACTTTTTATACAGCATTAAAAAGTGTAGAAGGTATGCAAAAGAAAATTGTTGACAAATTAACAGACATGTTTGAAGGATTAGCACCTGCTTCAGTTGCAGGTAGTGAATTGGGTAAAGAAATTAAAAAAGGTAAAGATAAAGCTGTAATGAAAGCAAACGCCGCTCATAAAGAATTAATGGGTGAGTTAAAAGATATCTTTGCTAAGAATAAAAAGTTTTCTAACGCATTTGCTTATGAGGCAATGTCAGGTGATGTTAAGTTTGGTAAAAAGTCACCAGGTAGTTGTACTCATTTTTTAACTACAACATTTGATGGTAAGAAAGCACATCTTGCTAAAGTAAGTGATAGTAATTATGTTCAGAAAATTGCTGACCAAATGAAAGTATCTGTACGTTTTAAATCATCATCACAAAAAGTTGGTGGTAAAAAAACAGGTAAATACAAATACTGGTCTGCCGTAGGGTTAATTGTTGACAAACTAGAAGAAGAAATGAAACCTATTGAAGGTCAAATATTACATGAAGGTGTTTTAGATAAACTTAAATCAATTTACAGTAAAGTAAAAGACTTTATAGTTAATCTATTTAAAAAAATTATGGAATATGTTTCAAAAGGTTTTAGAAATTTAATAGATTTTTTAGATATTGAACCACAAGTAGATGTTGACCCAACGGTAAGAACAGATGTATAACGATTTATTAGTAGAAGATAAAAACACACACCTAGAACATTTAGAAGATGATATCATCAATAATGGTTATGCAGGTGGAGAAAATGCAGTAAACTTTCTTAAAGCAACAGCAGATTTACTATCAGGTAATTCTACAAAAGGTGTAAACTTAACTGTTAAGTGGGACGGTGCACCGGCAATAGTTTGTGGACCTAGTCCTGAAAATGGCAAATTCTTTGTAGGTACAAAATCAGTATTCAATAAAACACCAAAAGTTAATTATACAGTACAAGATATAAGAAACAATCATACAGGTGAAGTTGCAAACATTTTACAAGATTGTTTAAGATACCTTTCTACAATAGGTATGAAAGAAATATTACAAGGTGATTTGTTATATAGAGATAGTACACTAAAGAAAACTACTTACAAAACATCTTCTGGTAAATCAGAACAAATGATTTCGTTTCAACCAAATACAATTGTTTACATGGTTCCTGAAAATTCAGGTTTAGGTAGAAAGATTGCTAATAGTAAATTAGGTATTATATTTCATACAACATATAAAGGTAAAGATTTTAAATCACTTAAAGCAAAATTTGGTGCTAATGTTAAATCACTAAGAAAAACATCTAAAGTTTTTTTTGATGATGCAAGTTATAAAGATGTATCAGGTACAGCAACAATGACAATAGGTGAAATGCAATCATTTAAAAAACAATTAAATATGGCAATGGGTAGTTTGAAACAATCAAAAGAATTATTGAACAAAATGGCAACTCAAACAAATACTTTATCAATAGGTGTTCAATTAAAAACTTATTTAAATAGTTTTATACGAGCTGCAACTGATTTACCTAGTACAAAAGAAACAGCAAGTAAATTTAGAAAGTTTTTTTTAGATAGAACACAAAAAGAAATAGACAGTAAAAAAACTGATAAAGGTAAAGAAAAATATCAAACTATGCAAAAAGAAGGTTTAAAATTTATTGATAGTCAAAATGAAAAGATATATTTTGCAGTTGCTACATATAAAACTTTACAAAGTGCAAAAGCAATACTTATTGGAAAACTAAATAAAGCAAAGAGTATTGGTACTTATAAAACAACACCTAATGGTCTACAAGTAACAAATCCTGAAGGTTATGTTGCAGTAGATAAAGACGGTAAAGCAGTTAAGTTAGTTGATAGATTAGAATTTAGTGTACAAAACTTTACTGCTGCTAAGAATTGGGATAAAAAATAATGGCAGTAGGAAATTTAACAGAACAAAATATTAACATAGCAATTACTGCTGCTAAGAATTGGGATAAAAAATAATGGCAGTAGGAAATTTAACAGAACAAAATATTAACATAGCAAGAGGTCTTATAAGAGGCACTACT